CGGAACCAAATGGATGTGTATGAATCCAACATCTGATAGGTAATTTCATTCCTATTGGAGGTTGCATACCAAACTCAACATATCCGGGAGAACCGGTAGTAACATAACAATTGTTTTGGCTATCAATTACTACCTGCACTTCTAGATTAGGAAGAATTTCTGTGGAAGCATGCCAAATTGCATTATGAAATGTGATGGATGTGTATGCTAATTCATCAACCTCATGTCTATCTTTCCAAGAAAGACCAATAGATTCAAGAGTTAAATTAGCCTCTTCAACCCAAACATTCAGAATATGTTGCTCTGCTCTGTCTCTTGCTTCTTCAAGGGCTTTGAATTCCTCATAGCCGCTATCATCATCATTGTTAATTTCATCAAAATACTTATCTTTCAATCTTCCCATTTTATTCCTCTCCTAATTCTTCAAGAATAGATAGATGTAACTTGTCTATCTTTTTAGATAGTTTATCTATTTTCTTTAGTTTACGTTGAATGCTTGGCGAGTTATTCGCTAAAACGCTCTTGTGTATCTTCTTAGACCGGATAGCCTTAGACGCTTCCATAAGCATCGAAATATGGGCAGGTTCTGTGCTTTCGATAAGATATTCTAGACGACCTGCTATTTCTCCGTAGGATAAACCGAATCTTTCTTTTGCTTCATCTATACTCAATTCATAGAAATTAACCAATAAATCAAAGTCTTTCTCAGCATCCCAACTATTATTATTTATTGGAATAAATTCTTTATTGCCGCCTGCTTTCTCTATTTTTTCTAATTTAGCCTCATCAAGCATCTTGAATCTTTTCTTAGATGCAGGAATACTTCTCTGTAATTCTTCTGAAATATCTAACCAAGATACTTCATCCCTTACAAGTTCCATTAATCTATTTTCTTCTATTTTACTCCATCTGCATGTTTTAACCATTTAAGCCACCATCTCTTTATTTTGTTCTATACTATATTCCCACTTATGAAAGGCTTCGTGTGCTAATAAAAATTTACCAGCACCAACAATGGGGCCGGTAAATCTAGAGCCGCATATTGAACAATATACCATCACTACTCTTTCATCTTGAATAGACCCATCTCTATTATTAAAATTAATAATATCGCCTATATCATCACTATCAAACCAATAATCTATTTCATCATTCATACGTTCATCACCATGAAATCTTTAACTTCTTCATCGTTGAAATATCTTTGAACCCATTGTGCGCCAACTCCTGCAATTGCTATTTGCATAAATTGAACACCTTTATTTGTTCCATCCCAAGAATCTCCTTGACAACTAAAGGAACCATCCGGTCCTGCTAATAATGTATCATACATGTTTGCTTCCGCCTTATGTGACACAAGTGCCGCATTTCTGCCTTGTGCTCGTAAATCGAGCCATTTAAGACTTGTGTTATACAAGGTCTTTCTGACACCTAAATTATCAACACAACAGATAACCAAATCATATCCTTTCATTTGTTGTTCACTCAGAATAGGAAATTGGATTGCCTTATTAACAGACTTATAGTAAGTATTGTTCATAACTGATGCTTTGTTATGCCCAATATGACTATTGCCAAAGTTTTGATAGGGTATATTCTTCTCTTCCACTTTATCGGGGTCTGCTACCGTTATATCATACAGTTTTACTTTATCTAAAAACTGAACCAAAAATGACCCAATTCCGCCTACTCCTATTATCAATATTTTTCTCATTATTTTTCACCTCATAATTTCTGATAGGTAATAATACCTGTCCTTTTACCACTAACATAAAGATGAATTACATCATCTTTTATTTCTAAATCAGTAACATCATCAATATATTGTGATGCCCACTCAATTAAATATTCTTTATGTAACTTATGCATAATATCACTTCAAAATTTCTTTCCGTGTAAAAATTCACGGTTCTTATTATATTCTATCTTCGCTAATACTGCTCCTGCGACATCTAAATCCTTACCAAAAGCATAATCCATTATGCGAATTACTGCGTCTGCTAATTCTTCTTCGACTTTGTTGTAATCCATTATCTTGTTAGATATAGGATTACCATCTCTCATGGCTTCTAATGCTTCACTAATTTCTGAATGAATTAGAGCAATCGCTTCACCATCATTTCTTCCATCTTCTTTCCAAAAACCATTCTTAAGAGATATTTTGTAAATGCGCTTTGAAAGTTTATTCCATTCCTTTTCAAAAGTCAAACTTAACACCACGCCTTTTTGCCAATTCTTCTAACTTATCTGTGTGCTTCTTTGGGACATGTTTCTTTGCTACAACTTGTATTAAAGAAGGACTAATCTTTTCTGATACCGGTATTACACAAGCATGTTTTCTGCATATCCGTAAATCTGTTTTATCACATCTAGTTACCATATCGTTGCTACAATATGCACACTGTCCCTTTCTTGTTTCCATTCCATCTAAATTCATTTTATTCACCTATTTTGTTTATATCTTTTCCTTTTAATTCTTTAACTGAATCGAATCCTAACAAACCAACTAATAATTTAGTTTCTTTGTGGATATTCCATCGAGTAAATTCTGTTACTTCTGAGATTAATACAGAAGTAATATCGTTTCTAACAAATACATTACTTGCTATCCAACATATTGCTGAATAATATGCTCTGCCTTTATTATAATCTGATTTAGCGACTATTGGTTCTAATAATGCTAATACCTTTCTAGCCTGATTATGAAACAACAAATCATTAGTAATTAGATTTAATGTTTTAAGCAAACTAAATGAAGGATTTTCTTGTCTTATGACTCTATTGCCATAAAATTGATTTATTTTTCTAGATAATCTAGAAACCTTTTTTCTGTTACATTCATATTCCTTTATTACTTCGTTGTAAGTATGGGGTGTGCCATTCTCTCTTAGAACATAATGGACTATTGCTGCTGCTCTAACTTCATAAGGATATGATGTCATGATGTTTGCTCTTTGTAATTCAATATAGACACGTTCTATTCTGTCCTTTACATCAATTTGAGGTGCTACTGCACTAAGAGTCATGTTACAATGCATTATTCCATTTTGGATATTTTTTGGCATAACACTATTCTTTCCAAACTTGTTGAATTTGTAAGAACCTTTACCGGTAACAACAGAACCTAGTCTATTATTATCGCTTGAATGAACCACTTCACCTGCTGAATTCAATATGTGAGTTGTTTCTTCAAATGACTCAGTGACTAAAACTAGACCACAATTAGAACAAATACGTTCTCCCATTCGCTCATCAAAATAATTATCTGTGCTATTACATTCATCGCATTTCATTCAAATCAATCCTATTTACATTTTTATTCGTCAAGTATCTCTTGATTGTATTTACTATTTTTATTGTCATTGTGTCGTTCAGTAACGCTAATGCTCTAGCCCCAAATTGGTCGCCTATTGGAGAATCGGGAGCCATATTATCTATACATATCGGTCCTCTCCAACAATATTCATTGGTAGGTCTTTCGGGAAGAGTCTTTGCTTTCTCAGGATTTTTAGAGTTCCAATCTTCAGTTTCTTTTAGTTTTTTCAAATATTTACCAAGAACTTCTGCATAGTCGTAATCGGAAAATCTGGGTTGCCAAACATATGTGGAAACCATCTGTATGTTACTCTTATATGGGTCGGAAACTAATTTCCAATCGTAATCCTTACCTTTTACGAATAGCGTCTGTAAATTCTTGCCTGACCAAACTGCTCTCAGTCTTTCACCATGTTGTGCTAACAAATCATTTACTAATTGTAATGCCCGCTTTTCAACAATATCTCTTGTTCTATTCTGTTGTAAAAATTCAATCATTAGGACACTTTCTGCTTCTGAAGGCTTTCTTCCAACAGTATATTCAAATAACCTCTGAGGTGAAACGAAAGACCATTTTGTGTTTCTTTTCTTATTTAGAGCATAGAAAGAATATAGATGAATTAATTCTTTATTTCTTAATGTGCCCCAAAGACCATCACTCAATTCAATTGCACATTCTTCTTTGCCTATTTGCATAATATTCAGTCTGCAATCCTTTTTATCAAAATCATCAAAGAAATGATAGGGTAATCTATTTTCTAAACAATATTTAACTTCTTCAGGAGTCGCTAGATAATCCATCATGGATTTCATTAACTGTGCTGCATCTTGAGTAAAGATACTTTTGTAAAGCACTCTTGCTAATACATTATGAATAGTATTAGCGGATTCAGTTTGACCATTGATAGAATACCTAGTTTTATTCTTAGAGATAACGATAGGTAATTTCTGAATAGTAATTACCATTTCATATTCTTTAGGAAGTCTGCCGTAATATCTTGAACCTCGATTGCTAAACAGATTTTTCCACCAATTAACTATTCCTTGATGAACCGGGTCTTTAGCGGTTCTTACATAAGAAATTTGGTTAGATATATCTAAATTAGTAATATTTACACCTTCAATTTTTATTTTGGTCTTCCAATTTTCATGAGAATCATTTGGTTTTCTTATTTGTATTGTTCTTTCCATATTATCACATCATATACATATTAGTATTATCAATATCACATCTTTCGTGTATTTCTTTATTTATTTCTTCGGCAATTAACAATTGCCCTCCACAGACCCTGCAACGGGTCGCAGTATTCTTATTCTTTCTTTTATTCTTAACATATTCAGGATTCTTTTCTTTCATTTAATCACCTAACATAAAAAATCCACTCTTTCTTTGAGAAAAGAACAGATATTACAATGACTTTCACAATTTTTTTTGTGGTAGCCTAACATTAATCGGTTGTATTCTTGTTGCTCTCTTAAATAGACATGGAACCCTTTATCTACTGCTTCGGGAATATCCCAAAGCGCATTCAATAGAGTTGTAACTAACCTAAATTTTTTCTCTGCTTCTTCATCTAAAGAATCACACACTGAAATAGCATGTTTCAGTTTGATTTGATTCTTAAGAGAAAGTAGCCTAGAAATACAAATTGAGTTCAATAAACACTCTTCATAGTCTTTGTATATTCTAGAGTTATGTCTCGCTAATAGCGCAACCTCGGCCATTAAATCACCTTAAATTTCGCACTGTCCACCTGCACAAGCCAATTCGCCCTTTAGGTCAGTATTATCTTGAGATTCAATAATTTGACTTAAATCAACATTAGTTAATGATTCAGTCAAATAACGATATGTATCTTTATCGCTATTCTCGAACGGTGCTTGAGTATATGTTCCTCCATCATAAGGTAAAACAGATAGGCCGTTGTAATAGTGTCTATTTCTCCATAACCAATCTCCGACTTCATCCCACTCATTTTCTTTTATAGAAATGGTTGCTGAAACATTATGTGTATTTAACCCATCAGTGTGACCTGTTCTTACCCAACGAATGCTGAAGTTCTTTACTCGTTCTAATAAATCAAATACTGATTCACTTCTCACAATAGCATTTTCAGGTGCTTTTTGTGGAACTGAAATCACTGCTTGAGCAGTAGGATTAAAAAATTCATCTTCGACTAATTCAGAATGATTCTCTAAAAGATAATTGTAGATGGCTTCGTTCTTTCCTACTCTTAATCTACGAATATAATAAGGATGATGCCATGCATGAATACCACTACTTGTTCCTAATACAAGAGAAGTAGTTCCAGCAGGCTTTACGCAGGTTGTTCTAGCAGCAGGTTTTATTCCAATTAATTCTGCTACTCTTTTATTTTCTCTTTTGACCTCTATTGCTGCCATTTCTAAATCTAGATGTTCAACAATATTAGAAGCGATACCTGTCATAGATACACCTAATAGAGCATCCTTTTCTGTGTTCTTTCTCCATATTTCCCTAAGATAGTGGAAATCGGTATAGCCTGCTTGTAATGTTCCTAAGAAAGAAGCAGCACTTACTCTCTGTTCTAAATCGGCTTGGTCTTTTACATCAGAAGCATTTACTTCTGTAAGATTACAAAATTGAAATGGTCTTAGTGCTATTTCACAACATGGGTTTGTTCCCCAATCTTTGTCATTGTTGAAGTAAATACCGGGTTCACCACTACCGGAAGCCTGTATTCTTTCCCACAATCCCATGAAAAACTCCTTAGTTATTCTATGTCGAAGTAATACTGCTGAATTGTTTGCTCTACCTCTTTGCGGATTTGTCTCCCACCAATTACCGGATTTACAAGCAATCATTTCATGGTCATCTGCTGAGAATAAACTAATCATAGCAGCCCTTCTAATTCCGCCACTTAATACTGCATCAGCAATATGGCACATTATATCATGTGCTTGAATAGAAGTTAGTTTGCTATTATTATCTATGGTCTGTAAGATACCTTCTATCTTTACTAAACATTCTCTTAGTGGTTGTGGCCCCGGTGCTTTTCCGCCACTTGTAATTAATCTTGCACCTTTTTCTCTAATATCTGAATAGTCAAATATAGGGGTCGATGTCCTAACACCTGTATAACATTCCATTAGAATTTTAATGGAATCAGCCCATCCTTCAATAGAATCAGCAATTAAATATCTTCTTTGTCGGTTAGGATTAGGATGATGAATCGCACTTAAATTTTCAATGTGATGTCTTTGAACAGAATAACCGACTCCTGTTCCTCCTAATAATAAAAACATAGATTCACTAAACGCTACATGTGAATCTATTGGTAAATATGCACAATTGTAAACTCTATTAGGGCTTAATCCAATAGGTTTACCTGCAAATTGCATTGAACGCATTGATGGTAATACTTTCTTTGGTATTACAAAGTGAGTGTAAACTTCTTTAATTTCTTGTTCTAGTTGTGGATATGTTTTAATATGCATCTGCATATTTCTTTCACAAATTTCTTCCCATGTTTCTCTTCTCATCTTTTCGGGAATATATTTAGCGTATTTCATATGCACTGTAATATCCGATAATATCTTCTTGTTTTGGTTCATCTTTAACACCTGTATTTTGTTCTTTTAGGCCATTTATCTAAGGTCGTAAAGGAAAATTGCCAATCTAAACCTGTTTTAGTTACAACCCATTCTTTTTCTTCAAGAAATACCCAATTCTTGAATTCAGTCATTGCTTTTTCACCATGTTTTTTAAGTAATTCCTGCGGTGAAGAATATTCTTCATCACGGTATTCTATGCGAGTGTCGCCATACGCATAAATATATCCATTTTTGCCCCTAGCAATAACATAATTACTAGGATAAAAATCGGGTTTAATGACGGCTAAACCGTCTTTAACTAAAGGACTAAAATTAGTCCATCCTTTAATTTCTGTAAGATATATTTTGAATCCCTCTTCGGGGATAAAATTCAGTAAATCGCTTAACATCACTGAAAAAAGGGGAGAGCAATTTCGGAGAGATAAGAAAAGCCGAAATCACTCCCCCCAAGAGGGTGAAAGAAGATAGCCTAAATCAAAGGCTTCCTCCAACAATAGCAGGGGTTAAGTCCACTGAGGTAACGTCATCCCAATTAACTGCTGAAATATCTTCTCTAGCCACCATTTCACCATTGATAAAGCACCAATGGGTCGGATGGGTATCAATCTGTTCAATAATGCTAGAAGCACTATCTAGCATCAGTTCTGTGTGTCCTGTTTCATTCATTATTCTTACTGTAATCATTTTAATCACTCTTCCTATTCTGTTATCTTTCTCACCCTATATTAAGGAAGACACTTCAGATGTCCTCCATCATTCTCAAGTCTTCCTTTTCAAACGCTCTTTGTTCTTTCAGATAGCCGGTCAAGAGCATATCCATCTTCTCTTGAAGATTCTCAATGATACCGGCAATCACCTTTCTGTTTAAACTAATCCAAATTTTGTGGTATTCGTTTAATACCACTTTTGGTTCGTCATTTTCGTTCTGTGAAATAACTATTGGAGGCATTTCACTTGTATTTATTATTCTAAATTCTACTGTTTGTTTCATATTATACACCTGCATATACTGTTGCTAACATTAGTGCTTCTGCTAAATTCTTAGTAGCAATAACTGTTTCAAATCTAGTGATATTATCATTATCATCTTTACAGATACCGTTTACTGCCAATTCAGCAACAATTTGTGCTAGTTTTTGATGACTAGCATTCACTAATAGTTTGCTTAATCTTTCTTTTACATCATCTTGATATTGCATTTCAGAAATACAATCCAAGCATTCTATTCTTTCCATTACATCATGTTGATGATTAGGAACTAAATACCATAATTTACCTTCGCACTTATCACAACTCATGAGTCCACACCGCCTTATTATCCTCGTCAGTCATTTTAATGTGGATAGGAAATTCATATTCTAGAGTAATTCCTTTAGGGTCAATTCTTTTAGTTTCTCCACTGAACAATTGCACCACCAATTTTCCATCATCAACGAACATTTTTCTAATATCTTTACCTTCAATATCATAATGGTCAAGGAAAAAATGAGTGGAAAACTCATACCAAACTGAAACCATTTTTACTTTCTTATATCTATTCATTTTAAATAACCTATTAAACATCCTTATTCACCTTTTCTTCTAGTCCTTTGAAACAACCATAGCAATAGTATCTTTTGTTGCTAATGGGTTTGTCACATGCCATACATCTTTCTTGCATTTCTATTCCTCTATTTTGTATTTATTCATTTTAAGTCCGGTGGCTCTTTCCATAGCCTCAAACTCTATATTCCATTTTTTCTTGATGTGGTTTTTAGGCCACCACTTAGGCACTTCTGTTTTCCATGAAGCAAATTTCCACTTGCCTTCAAGATAATAATGCTGATATTGTTTGTTTACAAAATCCCACATATCCATATCATTATTGTAGTCTAATCTGTATTTGTCATCCATAGCAATAGTTACTGCTGAGGCATTCTTCCAATGACTATGAACATGTATTTCATGTGCTATATCATAAATTCTAGCCTCAGAACCATGCTCTTTACCATAACGATTAGTATATTCATCACATAATGCTTTAGCATGTTCAAATAACCAACGTGCATTATCATCAGTTTGCCTAGCCCATACTGTTGAAGGATGATTAAGCATAGCAGGTATCATTAGATTAGAGCCAATATCTTTGTGAAATTGCTTCAGTTCAGCAAGAGAAGGTTCTTCTCCGTAATGTCTAACATAATCAGCAAAAAGAACGTTAGTATGCAACATCTGACAACTTTCTGTTGGCATTTTAATTACATGTTTGTCAATCATTTCTTCTGCTGATTTGTATGGATTTCTTGATAATGCAAATATATTCATTATTGTTCCTCCCTTTCTTCCCATTTTGCTCCGCATGTGAGACATTTTCGCATAGGTTTACTATAAGTTCTATCAAGAATATCAATTGTCATTACTAAACAAGTGCTTGGCTTTTTACAACAGTTCTCCATTCAATCACCGTCCCTATATTTTTCATATTCCATATCTTCTGCTTGAGCAATAATAGCATCTCTATCAACCCATTCATATGTTTTTGACGCTATATTTTCGATTTCTTCTTTAACATAGTCCTGTGCATCTGCCGGACTATCAACAATATCTTCTAACAATTGCATTAATTCTTCTTGTTTCATATGGTCGCTCAACATACTAAACGCTGAATTATATCCACAATATTCTAATATTTCTTCCATTTTTATTTCTCCATTTTTCTTATTGATATTTGGTATGCTTTGTAAGGAGACATACCCGACTCCCTTAACTGCTTAAAAATAGCAATTCTATTTTGTTCTGAATCCCAACTGCGATTCAAATAATCCGACTTGTATAACCGGTGGCTCCCTGTCGGGATTATATCTCTCATAAACTTCATCATAACATCCTCCACATATACTAATCAATATCTTATCATCCAATTCTTTGTGACTGATAGTTTGAAACTCAATCAACATGTAATACTTTGCACCTAATCCACAAATGCTACACTTTGGTTTAGAGACTATTTTTTCAGTCACAAAGAATTTTTTAATCCATTGAATCATCCCTTTCCCTCTTCAATTTATTAATGAGATTACTTGCCTGTCTTCTTGTCATCGTTTCAAATGACTCTGTATCTTCATAACCTAAAGACACCAAATAATTCATCTGTTTTTCAGTGACTTTTGTTAGAAGAATATTTTTCAGCCACTGTGTTTGCCTATTAGACAACATCTCCCTTCTACTAAGTTGAATCTTAATATCAGCCAAGAAATTAATTTCTTGTGGTGTGCTACCAAAAGACGAATCAAATGCAGGCATTCCGTAATAACTACACATATGTTCAAAGTCATCGTGATGAGCAGCAAGATATCTTTCATTCTCAATAGATTTGAGTCTTTGCGCCTCTAATATTCGGGCCTCTCTTTCTTCTCTTTCTTTCTTTAACTTTAATTGTCTAATCTTCTCTGCTGCTTCTCTAGCAGGTCTTTCTCTTTCCCACTGTTCCTGTCTAAGCCTATGACGTTCTTCTCTTTCGAGCCTACGTTGTTCTCTTTTTTGTTGTTCTTCTCTTCTTCTTTGAGCCACTTTAGCCTTAGTTTCTTCAATAGTCTGTTTGTATTTTTCTAACTTCTCAATTAAAGGTTTAGATGTAACAAACAGATAAGATAAGTCTCTCATCAACAATTCGTTAGGATAACCATACTTGTCTCTTTGATTCTTAGGATTATCGGGATGATTCCATCTCCAAACAATAGATGCCATTTTGTAACTAGGAGTTCCAAATTCACCTTGACCTTTCTTTCTAACCTTAGTTACTCTTCTAGACATAGAACATTCTTCATCCCAATACCAATCATTTGTATTTCTGACATTAAAATGTAAATCAATCTCCTTAACTCGATTAAACATCTTCTCAAAGTTTTCACCATTTTCTTCCCACCAAGCAACTGCTTTTAATGAATTAACTCTTTCCTTTAACCACTGTTGAATTTCTTCATCAGTAATTGCATCTAGAGGAATGTTTTTTTCTTCAGCAATTGCTCTTATAATTAGATAAGTGTTAATGTGGTCTGAACCTACACATTCGACATTACCATTCTCTGTATTTGTGATTTCAAAGTGATAAACAACTGTGTGACCACATAGACACTTTCCTCGGCCATTAGAAGAATTAGTTACCCAATTAGGAGCAGCATCATTACGATAATGACCCCACCAAACTCTTCCTGTGGCTATCCACTCTTCTTTAGCATCATCATAATTATCCGCTACAGAAAGTTCAACCATTCTCTTTTTGAGAATCTTATCCCATCGGCCTTCGCCCAATTCTCTTTTTGTTCTATACTCTGACATTTCAATTCACTCCCGGTTTAGGACCAACATAGAATAGATTCTTCTTTGCTCTTGTGATAGCCACATAACAAATGTTATTCTCTTCACTGCCGCCCTTTGGATGAGGCATTCTATTTGTTGCTAGAATATAGACATTATCTGCCTCTAATCCTTTAGCCTTGTGGACTGTTGAAAGCATAATCTCGCCTTCATCATTACCATCGAATACTCTCTTAATTTCGCTGATGATTCCACCAACGGTTGTTGCTTTATCAGCAAATACTAGAATACAATCTTTCTTATCTTCTAATGCAAAGGCCTGATTTTCCTTATCTTGTCTTAGAAGTTTATTGTAATTGTATTCAAAATCAGTCATAAATAAATTCAAGAACTCTTCAACACCCATTTGATGATTCTTAGAAATTTTCTCAACTGCTGCAATTAGGCCCTTAGTCATATCTTTGCCTAGAATGTAGGCTGATTTACCTTGACTAATTAAATCGTAAAATGCACTCACTAAAGGTGCATTATATCGGCACAACACCATATCATTCCTTAGAGGAACAAAGGCTGCATTTACTACTACATTGCCACCGATAGCATTTGTATGTGCTTTGTAGTCTGCCACATATCGGTTCGCTTCAGAAACAACCGATTTAGGACAACGCCATGTAATTGTTAAAGAGAAATGGCTTATTTCTCTCTTGCCATTCTCAAGTCTCTCAACAAATCTAGCGATTGAATTGCTATCAGCACCTCTAAATCCATAGATTGCTTGATTTTTATCACCAACAATAATACATCGGCCACCATTTACGCATCTGCTGATTAATTCTCTTTGTGCTTCATTAAAATCCTGCGCTTCATCAACAAACATAATGTCGTAATGAGGCAAAGGATAGTTATTTACTAGCGGTAGCCAAATCATATCATCAAAATCAATAATATGTGTCTGTTCGCTGCACTGTTTTAGAATTGCAGGTATTGAAGTAATTGCTTGTTGTTCTTCTCTTTCAGACTGAAATTGAATATTATATTCATCAATTAAACTTCTAATTTCGCTTGTGTTAGTTCCATCATACATAGCACCCTTTACTAGAGATATTAATTTCTTTAGCGGTGTAACGAAATAATCCTTACCTAGCAATTCACCGATGATATTGTTTACTTTAAAATTATTCACTTTTGTTCTGATTCCTGCATTTCGCAGTGCTGCAAAACCAAATGCATGAAATGTTTTTGCTTCAACCTCATCCGGTAGTTTCTTCTGTAATTCAGTAGCGATTGATTTGTTAAATGCTAAGAATGCGGCTTTCTTATCACCAATTCTATTTGCACCTTCGACAATTGTAAATGTCTTACCGGTTCCTGCACCAGCATTAACAATTACATGTCCTTCACCATGTTCAATTGCTTCCCATATTGCGTTTTGTTCTATTGTTCCATTTATCATTTTTATTCCTCCTATTTTTCCTGTTAGGGAATGTGAAATGTGTCTAATACACTTGAATATGACGGGCTATGCAGGATTTGAACCTGCGACCAACGGATTTCTTTTGAGGAAACAAACTCATCCAAGTTGAACAAGGGGACTAGATAATCAGAGGTGACATGTTTGTTTTAACTATCAAACCTCATTAAAAGCCCGTTGCGCTGCCTGACTGCGCCAATAGCCCATATAGGTGAGCAAAGGTGAATGTATTACACAAGGAGAACAAAACAGATTTATTTCTGTTCTTACATCTTTAGTCGCACCCGTTCTCGACCTGTGTAAAAATCAATGCGGTATTCACCTTTGCTCAATGGAAGGGTGGACCGCTAGTATAGGTCAGGAGGCCACCGAGGGTAACACATTTTTTACCGGTGTAACATTTGTTCAGTAATATTACATAAAGAAAGATAAGCCTCCCACTTCCCCTAAGAGAGGTGGGAGGCAAATTTACCCGTTAAGGTATATACAATAAATTGCCTATTGAAACAATTCACTCTTCTTCATCAGATGGACCTAGATTCTCTAGATTTCCATCCCATACGCCTGTAGAATAAGCCCTTTGTAGTTTGGACCTTTCACGCTTTTCAATAACATCAGCATAATCTTCAGCATTCTCGAAAAGGCCTCCACCGGATTTACTGTGTCTTTTAATAATCAAAGGCATGTATGGACTACTGTTGAAATATGCAATAGCGGCTGCTCTTACATGATTTCCTACTGTATCAATTGAAACTCTAACATGTGCTGGCACTGTTGATTTGCTTCCTCTCTTTCCGAAAGGTGAACCTAGTCTTCCTTTTAGGATAGACTTCAATGCTCCCAAAACTGCATCTCTTTCTTCAGCGTCGCCATCACCAATCTGCAAATTCAAATTGACAATTTGCCTCAACGAATCATTGAGACTATCGTCGGCTGCTAGATATTCAACAACCTGTCCTCTTACCAAATTCCATTCTTCATCATTCATATTTTTCACTCCCTATTTTTTGCTTGCCACTTTTGGCAAAATTGCATCTTTCTGAGGGTATATTAAGGAAGACTAATCGCTATTCTGCGGGCCTTTTTCACTCACAGTATTAATAATCTAAATCCAATTTATGCGTATTATTCGGAGGTTAGCAAAACACTGTTACTTCTCACTATCTTTATCAAACGTGAGAACAATGGTTATGCAACACAACCCTAGCAGAAACCCTTCAAACCTGCAAAAACAATACTTCTCTTCTCTTATCATGGGGGGCCTCCCTTTCTCTCTCCCTATATGATACATAAGTGCCCTATAATAAAGGACTTATGTAAAGACTATCTTAGGAAAGGCCCTCCCCCTATGATAATAATGATAAATGATAATAATAATAAAAATATATAATTTATGTTACACAACCTCTCTTTTTTGCCCGATTTATTTATCTTCTCATTCAAAATTTTGATGAGAAGTGTTGGCTAGATTACTATAATATATTATAATATATTTATTATTATACATTCAATTGAACAAGATTCGTTATACTGCAACGATATTTTAGGTATTTGACAGATACCGTTGTTTTGTCTTTATTTTATATATGGGTTAGGAAAAACCCGCTCTTTCGTTGTCATTTTCGCCATACCATATGGTTCATATTCGCTTTGCGGTGTAACGGAAATAGAACCCTCATTTGGATTCTAATTCCGCCCCCAAAGGGGTGCGACGGGAGAATGAGTTAAACTCACTCTTCCTCGTCGCCTCCTTTTTGTTTGACCGGTGGCGGGGTCATTAATGGCACATTGCCATCCATTGAGCCATCCCATCTTTGCTCAGGCTTTGCATTGTAAGCCTTAAGCAATGTGCGGTATGCTTTGTCGCCCATATCTTGAGCCAAATCTTCAATAGAGGCATATGCTCCGCCGGTTCGGCCATGTGGCAGGATAACGGACAGAATAACATCAGCGTCAGAAATACCGGCAAAGGCATCTATTACTGTGTTCTTCACAGAAGTAGCATTGAGGACTACTTCTTGTGGGATGTCCGATTCTCTGCCTCGGCGGGCCATCGGGAAATCTGCGTATTTCTTACCTAGATTTCTGATAGCACCCCAATAAGTGTCTCTTTCATCGTCATTCTCGGCATCGTTACCTAGCATAATTGATAGTTCAATTGCAGGGTTAACAGGCCTATCTTCTTTCTTCAACCACAGGCTAACCTGTGCAGCGTTTATGTTCCAATTTTCTAACTTCATCTTAATCACCTACTGTGAGTTAAGTGCGTCTAACTATTCTCCCGACGCAATAATATGCCTTTGGGGAGTATAGGGTTGTTAATATCATTACATTCGCAAAGCGATTAACAACCATATGGTTGATACTGCTTTGCCGCTATAAAAACCCCTAGCCCGAACTAGAGGAAAAACTCACGGAGATAATACACCGGTTTTTTTTGTTTATTTCACGGAGAGACGTGAATTCAAAGACCCTTCTTAGCGTCACGCACTTTTTGGATTATATCCGGCGCACACTCTGAAGTGGTATGAGTCATAGCATCAAACTTACAGTTAATTGTAGGTTCTTTGATGTCATAACTACCAAACTTTTTGAGTTTGATTTTCTTCTCAATTACTTTCTGAATTGTAGCCATATCATTCAATGTCAAATCAACCATCTTTTCTTCAATGGCTTCTTTTCTTTGAATATTTTCAGGCGACCATTTTATCTCAAAGGTTAATTTCATGCCACTGTTACTGTTATTGAAGGTAGCGTTCATCTTAACGTCCTCTTCATCTTCCAATTGGTAGGTGATGTCTCTTTCCCAAAAGATAGATTGAGAGCCGTCTAATTGAATTACTCTCTTATCAACCATTAATATGTCACCAAAGATTTCTTTCCATTGCTTCTTTTTAGTTGCATTAGATACTAGCCTAGAGTTAATCGGTCTTTCTTCGATTAGTTTTTCTAGCATTCTAACGGCTTCCCTTGCGTCTTGAGATACTCTAAAACTGCCTACGGTTTCATCTGCAACAAATACATCATAAGTGACGTTAGTTGTTACTACTTCCTTAAAACCGTATTCAACATTGTCTCTGAACATAGAGATAATGGTTAGTCCGTTCTTCTGTAATTCTGCTCCTAGTTTTCTAAAGGTCAAGTCATCCATCTTATTGCCATAGATAAACTCAACCTTTCTCTTGTAAGTTACCATATAATATGTCTCCTAGTAATTAAATCCCTTATTCAATCTTCAAGGTTGTAAATGCACTACGTCTTCAAAGAAGTTTACAACCATATGGTAACAAACGGTTCTTTGCCGTTAAGCACCCTAATGTGTGCTAAATGCCCTTTTATGAGGTAAAAGCATGAAGTTGGCTAACTTTAACAAGCATCTAATTGTCATTCAGACATGGGTTGACGCTCAAGACGAAACGCAATTGGACTCGAAGCAGAAGAAGCGGCTTTCGCTCATCAAGATGTCTATTGACTTTGCCACAGACATCAAAGGTGACGAACCCGCCGAATTGAAAGAACGACAAGGCGAATGGGACACAATTCGCAATAACGGAAAGTATTTCGATGATTTTCCGGTTATTAAGACGGGTTCCATAGCACACACTGATGAGCAAATAAAATGGAAGTCTCATAATATTGAAGTGGCTAAATCCCACATCAATGAACTAGAAGACTGCGTTTTGGAAGTTCTAAGGTTGGTTATCACGCCTAGTGCTAGAAAGGGCGGCTATTGGGCACTTGAGTCAATGAAGGAGACTATCATTACTCTAGTTACCAAAGAATTAGACGCATCAATCAAAGCAAAGCGAGATAATGCCGCAGGGACTACATTATTGGAAGGTGCGCTACATGCACCTAATCCACCACCTATCAAACCTAAACCGGTTAAGAAGACCAAAAAGGCTTGATTTGGTTGTAGTGCCTAGTTTCACCCATCAGGGAAGTCGAAATCATGGGGGGTTCGCCCCCTATGGTTTCTTTAACCATTTTTAGCCCTCCCTACCCAAGTAACAAAGATACTACCATATGGTAGCAACTTTGTTGATGAAATGAACTCCCCAAGTAATACTGCCGTTAATACCTATTTACATGTCAAAGATAAGCAGAGACGCAGCACAAGCACTATTACACGGAAACCGATTTAATCGAGGTAATACCAAAGTAAATGTATATGAGGACGGTTCAAGAGAGATGTTACTACATGGGAATTGTATCGCTTTTATTACAAACGAAAACAGACTATTTATTTCATCTTGTGGATGGACTACTGCAACAACCAAAAGCCGACTTAATGCATTACCAAAGGTAAGAATTCAACAACGCCAATATATGTGGTTTTTAAATGGAGACTATTGGACAGGCGTAACGACAGAAATACCAAAATGGCATAGTTTTTATTCGATGTATAGTTGGAATTAAGGAGATGATTAAATGATAAGTAATTTGGATGAAAGAATAGATAGAATAAATGAGTTAATGATTGAATCGGTAATCGAACCGGACCTCAAAGAAGCAATTAATATTTTACTTAATCTTATTGATGAAGAAGACAATAACGAGAAAAAATACGCTTATTGGCTGGCTATAAGAAGTGTTGGCCTACAAGTATGGCCTAATGACAGGGTTTGGCTCAAGAGTTTCAAAACTTGAGCCAAGCCCACTCTTGGGTTAGCAGCAAAGCACTACCATATGGTATTGATTCACTTTGGGCTGATAAGCAAGGAAGACCCCAACTATCACTCCCATAAGGAGCGTAGTCGAGGCCCACACTTAATTTTGGCTGCCTTTTTAATGGCAGATATTGGGTAATATCCCTTGAACTTTGCTAAAGCCTCTTCTTGATTGCCCGACCAATCAACCTTTGCCCATTCTTTTCTAATTAGAAGCCTATGCGCTATGAGTATTTTTCTTCTTTCTTTTTGAAGATAATTGTTATGCTTTACTTTCAGAATACCGTTTTTTTGTGCTCTTCTCATGTTAACCACCTGTAAAGAAGAAACGCCGCCTACTAGGGTCTAGGAATTACTAAGTCTTCGGATAGTTATAGTTCGTCGCTAGCAAACTACTCTTCTGTAACTTTACCTATTATACCTGACCGTTTCGGCTTTGTTTCTCCATATGGGAATATAATGGGTGGGATATCGGATTTAATTGATTACCGATAAGGGAGGGGTCTTTTGAACAGTCAATGCTCTTATATCCTCCACTGCAACATATATTGAGAATTAAGTCGGTAACAACTCAACTTTACCGGTTATGTTTCAAAGTCAGCGACTAAACCGCTTTGAAACACACTATCGGCGAGAACCACCTCGATATGTTCACCTTAAGACCTGTTCGTATCTTTATTCAGTCAATCCCTGTCCAAAGTGCCCTTTAGACAATAAAAACCCAAATAGGAAATATAGGGTTGTAAAACCTGCGTTTACAAAGTAATTTACAACCATATGGCTTTGTTCCAAATTTTTTATTTTGTTCTATTTTAAAGCATAAGGCCTAAATCGTCATATTTTAACAGTTCCGAGCCTATTTTACTGTTCTATAACAGAATGATTATAACCGAAGCCACTTTGCACAGTATTGTTCACATGACAGATACTCCAAGTTGGTTTACTGTAATTAAAAATAAACAATCTAAATTACCTAAAGAAATAACCGCAGGAGCACAAACAGGTAAGCCTTTAAAGGACTGGAAGTTTAAGAAAATACCTAAAAAGAAGAAATCTAAAGAACAAGAAACAATACCTAAAGTTAATACAGATACTAAACAAACTAAATTAGATTTAAATTAAATAAATAAAAGCCTAATAATTAAAACCACTGATTCTTATTCTGGGAATATAAAACATAAAATTTAAAACCGGGCGCAAGTGCCAAATAAATTCCACCACATTTTTTGAGAAAAACGAGTTGATTAACATGGATTGGGAAGATATACTGAAACGAAAACCACTAAACTTGAGTATGATGGAAGCGGCAGTTGCATTAGAATATGGTCCGAAAGAGGCACAGAAGTTTAAATCAAAGATAGAAAGTCTTGTTCCTAAAATGCCAGCAGATATTAGAGCAGGTTATGATAAAGCGATGGCTTGGGTTCAAAGCCAAATGTGAAAAAAAATTCCGCCAAAATTTTTTGGAGAAATTAACATGTGGCAAGATATTCTCAAAGTATTTGTAAATGAGGATATTGACGAATTTGTTGAAGAGTTAGCCGTCCTTTACGCAGAGAAATATTTGAATAAAATTAAACAATCTAAAGACTTATATGGAAACACCAAAACTATGATAGACAAAATTGATTCTATGGATGACGCTCAATTAGGAGGAAATAAAACCGAGTATTTGAGAACTCTTGAAAAATACCCAAATACTCAATTTGTTATTTGGGAAGACAATATTTTTGGAATTCAGAATGGTAAGATTATATTCTATGATGGCTTACAGTATGTTGATAAAAGAAATAAAGAAAGAAAAGCGTATGCTGCTATGGCAGGAAAACCCCCTTCTGATGCTAAACAGGATGTTTTTGACCAAAGCGGGTTTAACCCAAATTTGGATAGTCAACTGACAAACCAAATTAAGACAATATATCTTATTCAAATACAAAAAAGTCTAAAAGATATGGAACAGTCCGAAAGAATATCCAATCTAGATGCCGCAGTAAGGAGTAATTTAGTTTACAATTATAAAGCGACAGATAAAATCGCAATTTGAGATGATAAAATGGTGGACATAAGAGAAGTAATGCAGCATGGAAATAAGCGTCTAGAAAGACTTTTAGAAAAATTATCTGATGGGACCGGAAAAGGTATTTACAAAGCAACCAATTCCTATCTTACTGAAATGATAGACTCTCTTAGCAAAACAGAAACCCCGGAGAAAGAAGGTTTGCGAGCCGAGGATGGGCCATTTCTCGAATCTTCTCAAATTGAAATTGCGTCTAAAACTACCGGTGGTATAATTCTAGCAGCATTTAAGGAATATCAAAAGAGAGAAATTAAGATTTCAAAAGAAGAATTGGATGAGATGGAAATAGACTTTGATAGTGAAGATGCCCCTGATATAGATATTCCTGAATCAATATTAGATGGAATAGTTGATTCTGCCGTTGATGCCGTTTCTAAAGATTTAGGATTAGATATTGAATTTGAAGGCATAATAAAAGGAATATTATCTAGTCCTGTGAGTAAAAATTTCGTAAAATACATTATGGTTTTAGTTATGATGTATGCGTATAGTGAGGCGGCTTCGGGTATATTAGAGGATGCTGACCTTAGAGAAGAGAGAACTGCAATTAATGTGCCGGATGAAGAAGGCGACTTTTCTGATATGAAATTTGAAGGAAAGGACTTCTCAGAATTTTTTAAGTCTGAATGGTTTAATCAATTGAGAAGGTGATGCTTTGTCTTGGCGTTCTATTTTGAAGGAGTCTAAGACTACTTCTAGAGAGATAGTGAATTTGAATTGGGATGAAGAACAATTACCGGAAAAGGATAAAGATACCTGCATTAAGGAATTAAGAAGGGTGGTTGAGAAAGCAAAAAATCATCCTGTTATTAAAGAAACAGAAACTAGATTTACTAACCCTATGATAAAAGAAATGCCGGAAGCGGTGGCATGTAGGGCTTTAGACTTTATCAGACAATTAGGAAAAGATACCACTTCCTTGTCTGATTTCATAGATGGGTATTACATTGTATCTATGTATGATATAACCGGTTTCGGTATTACTATTTTCCGAGAAAAAGCGTTCCATCATGGGACTGTGCTTGGAATATATGCCTATAATAAAGACGAAAAATACACACTTGAAGAATTGGATTGGAGGTAACATGTGGTGGAATATCGTTAAAAACACTAAACAGTCCTCTAGGCAATTAGTAAATTTAGATTGGGATGAAGAAGCAATTTCCATAGAAGATGAAGACTGTTTAAAGTGGCTTGTGGAATATCATAATATTATATTGAAGTATGAGGATTTAGTTACACATCGTATTCAGGGGCCAACAATAAATAAAATTTCTAATGAATTGGCTTGTTTAATTAAGCAAAAATTTCAGCAAGGTGGTCCAGATGGAGATATAGATTATAAAGGCGATATTACCGGTAGTATTAGTTTTGAATTAACGCCAAGTAAAGTAGGAACAGGTTGGTTTGATATATTTATTTCTATTGTGAAGGACCGCTTCGGACCTGTTGAATATTTGATGAATTCGGGCCTTACTAGAACATGGGCTAGATGTGAACCCGAAATGGAGATAGGAATAATCAAAGGAAATACAAAAGAAATTTTAGCATTTGTTGGAAGATTTGTGGGCGGAAGAAATCTATGGATGAGAAGAATGTGTAAATTTTTAAAAGAACTTATTAACCATGTCAATAACCCCAATTTAGAAGACTACTGTATTGACGCTCTTTCTAAACAGTGGTATTATTGGTTTACTAAACTCGAAATCAACGGCAGCCCGGTGATGCTAGAAAAAGACCTTGAACAACTCAAAGAAATAATAGAAACAGAATATTGGATTTGATAATATGTGGTGGGATATTTTGAAAAATATTAAGCAGACTTCTAAGGAAGTAATTAACCTAGATTGGGATGAAGAACAAATACCCGAAGAAGAAGATGAAAAGTGTAAAGATAGATTACAGAAATTATTTGATTTTCTAAAAACTAGCAAGGATTTGCCTTTTGAATATCAAGCGGTTAATTTAGATAATGGAGAAGCCTTCGGTCAACACTATATTCATGGTCGAAGACAAGACCCTTACATGTCACTTTACATTACTGCATTTCATCGAGGAATGAATTCTTTTACTGAAGAAGCAGCATGTGTTTGGTTAGCAGAATTTAAGAAGGTATTAGACCATGCTATTAGTCACTTAGATACTCCTGTAAATGAACTTCCTAATTCAAGTAACAGAGTAAACGCAGGCGAATTTGATATTTACTCAAATAGTAGTCGAGGAACAATGGGAAGACTAAAGGGCACTCAGCACATGCTTAGTGCAAAAATATTAGATGCAGGAGCATCAGTTGGGAATAATACTAGATTTTCTATAAGTATGTATTGGATGCCTTATCCCCCTGCTATTGAAGAAGACGGCATTAGGGCCTTTTTAGAAAAAGTTAGGGGTATGATATGATGTGGTGGGATATCATTAAAGCCCAACAACAGTTTAAGGAAATGATAAACTTAGATTGGGAAGAAGAAGCAGTCCCAATGCAAGAGGAAGAAGACTGTAAAAAGAAACTTCTTTCAGTTTATGAGTATATTCGTTCTTCTAATGATATTAAGTTTAATGAAACTAACGATAATGGACAACGTTCTCTTACTAGATTCGTTAATAATTTTGAACCGGGACTTAGTCCTAAGTTTCAAATATTTATTCATCTTCGATTTCTTGATAAGTTTTCCAACGAAGAAGTTTGCACATTTAATGAATATTTAAAACAGGCCTGTCAAGCAATTATTGATGGAAAAGACCTAAAAGAACGTATTCCTACGCGTAATTACGAAAAGGGCCACTCTTATGCGAGAGTTCACCACGCTCCTAATAAACTTGGTTTTAATGGTGATGTTTCGTATATTGCGAAAGAAGATTCTTTTTTTAGTTTAGAGTTTAACATAGCATATTTTCCTTTTAGAAAAGAATATGACACGATTTCTGATGAAATAGTTTCTCTAGTTACAAAAATTAAGGGGATGTTATGATGTGGTTTGATATCCTTAAAGAATCTAAGCAAACTTCTAGACAGTTGATAAACTTAGATTGGGATGAAGAAATTCAACCGGAAGCAGAAGAAGACAGTTGCATTAAGAGATTAAAACAAATGTATGAAAAGGTAACACAACATAAATATTATTTTTCTGATTTTCACAGTTGGAAAATTAAAGATTTGCCGGAAAGTGTGGCATGTAAATCTTTAGAGATGATTGCAGATGCCGAATTTACAACCCCATACTCATCTAGGGATGAAAGACTTAGAATAATAACTGATTCAATAATTCATGATTTTGAAGGATATACAATACAAATGGTTTGGAATGAAAGAAGTTTTCTCTTTGTTATTTTTAAGAGAGGTGCAGGCAACAAAACTATTTATTTTGGAACAACTACCCCCAAATACAGTAGTAAAAATGACCCTAAAGAATTAGATTGGAGGTAATCAAATGTGGTGGTGGAACATAATCAAAGAAACTAGACAAGCCTCTAGAGAAATGATTAATCTTGATTGGGATGAAGAGATGGTTCCCGATTCAGAACAAGAAGAAGAAGATTGTAAAAAGAAATTAAGGGCAGTTCATCAATACCTTTCTTCTCTTAATAGTGTTTCTAATCTTAATTTTACAGATGAATATGACAGTGGCGGATGGATAGATAAAAGAATACCTTTCAAATCTAGCAAAGATAGGTTTACTAGAAGTGCCGTTACTATTGAAATTGATGTTGGAGATATAGATAAATTCCCAGAAGATGAAATCTGTATGTTCAATGAAAAGATGAAGGAAGCGTTAGGTGCTGCTATATCTAAAAGAGATATAAGAGGCCCATTAAATTTAGGTCCAAACAAAGAAATAAAATATACTAGTAAAACTAGATATGATGATTATGGATTTGTAGCAAGAACCACTTTAGATGATTTGGATAAAGACAATTTTGTATTCTTTAAGTTTTTTTGCAGGCCTTCCAAATATACAGAATCAGAACAATATGCTTCTAGTCTTCCATCGTTTTCTTCTGTTGAAGATATGTCAGAACTTACTCACCATGAAATGTTTACTGATTGTGTTACAATAGCCAAAAAAATTAGGGGGATGTTATGATGTGGTGGAATATTATCAAGAATATAAAACAGTCCTCTAGACAATTAGTTAATCTTGATTGGGATGATGAAACTGTCCCCGAAGAAGAGGAATCTAATTGTCTTAAGAAATTAAAAGAATATTATGACAAAGCAAAAAGTCATCCTTACGCAAGGAAAGTGGATGAGTTTAGCAGAAGTTCTAAAGGTCATTTTAATTTTATTCCCATACCCGAAGAAGTTGCCTGTGCCGTAATAAAAGAGATAGAATCAGCAAAGAAAAATAAAACTAAACTTAGGCGTAATACAATGAATATTGATGGTGTTGAATATTTTTATACGGTAAAGTATGGTGTTTTTGAACCTCAGTCTCGCCCTAGATATCAAATATTCAGAGTTGAAGTTTTATATTTTGCTAAAGGTGGCCCTGATGATGATTATTATGAAGAAGGAAGAAAACTTAGATTTGCCACATATTCTCAAGATTTAGATGCTGATATAGACTTTCGCAAAACATGACGTATTGCGATTTACATAGTCAAATTAATAAGTAAAGCCCTATTCGTCATTTCCATGACTCGGTGTATTTTGCTTGATAGTTGGTTTGATTCTAAATCAAAACAGTTAGACATAGAAGAACAAAAGCAAAGGAAAGATTTGATTACAGGTGAGAAGAAATGACTTGGCAAGATATACTAAAAGAAAAGAAAGTAATTAGTTTAGAGGACTTTATTGAAAAGGAAATATCTTCAATTAAAGATGGTTACGCATCAGCGTATTCTAATTTCTATCCAAAAGAATCTGATGGTTCTTTTTTAGTTGATTTGAAAGACAATCATGGAAATCTGCAAATAAGAGCATACGATAAATTAGAAGAAATGGGAATCAAAACTGATGGTTATGTTGTTGATATACCAAGTAGCAGAAGCATAATTACTATTCGTAAAGGGACTCTTGGTGATGGGAGTAGAGGATATAGCGACTACTTTGATAATGAACATGGCTTTGATAGCA